CTTATTTCCAGTCCCAAAATGTTTAAGTTTCTGACTGTTGGTGATTCTGAAGGGCAATGATCGAACCGTAATCGCCTATCCCATAGTCGTGATTGGGTATCTCATACTGACGATAGATACCTTTTTGCTCTAGTGATGTCTTGATACTGTGATGTGAATGGCATAGTGATTGGAATACATTGTGATAGAAGGCTTGCTCTCCTATTTGCGACCAAGGGAATAGATGGTCTATGTGCATGGCTGGCACTATCCTACCCTCATTCAAACACCCCGCACATAATGGGTGCTTAGAAAGTTGTATCTGCCTTAGTGTTCGCCATTGCTTTGATTGGTATTTATCTATCCCCTGTTTACGCCTGGTTGAATCGTTCCAACGGCGATGGTCAAAGGTATCCCGCCCACCATGATCCATGCAATAAGCATTGAACTTAGACCGTTCGTTCTTACATCCTAAGTCTAGGCATTTAGTAAATTTAGGAATTGATGGCATCTTTATTCTTCTTTAGCGCAAGCCCAATAGAATAATGCAATGATTCCCAATCGCCACGATGTAGCACAACTGGGATTAACTCTTGATCTTTTTCGATTTTTTTAAACATATCTTCTAATGTTTTGGCTTGGTACTTCTGTTCTTTTTTTGTGCGTTTCATATTAATCTTCTGTGTCGGCATCCTCTACGATATGGATGGGATTGTTATCAACCCAGATGTCTATGTTAATTCCAATAGATTTGCAGTAATCGTCTTTCGATTTGCCCATTGTGAAGATGATGTGGTCTTTATCCAAGACTTTGCCGATTGAATCCATTAGCTTTTCGTTCTGTTTTTCGCCTGTATGGTGAGTTACGCAATAAACTTCCCATTTACGCATCCAGCACATATAAATGAATGTATCCCAGAATTTAGGATCGGCTGAATATGTATTGTGGTAATCAAGGGCAATAACCAAATCTTTTTGACGACTTTCCTCTTTAAATCCAGAAGCATGGGCGGCTTGAGCCACTTGAAGGGCTTTGGCTTTAGTTGTGAATGGTCCTTTTGATCCCCAGTACCATCCATCTTGTTTCTTTGCGATTGGCATACAATATTTTAACCTTTTTTAAGTAGATTAACTAGACGAATTGCCGCTTCAACATTATCAATTCTAGCAACTGTTGATCCTTGCCAATTAAGCATGAACGCTTCCTGGGCTGGAGTAAAACGGGCTTGTGATGATGATTTAATTTCGACCAATGCTGTGCGCTGATTAACCCCTACTAAAATATCTGGAAAACCGCCAGTCACTCGTGATGTATCAAACACAGAACAACCTAAGTCCCTGAATGTTTTAACTATTTGTGAATGATTTGCATCAACTCGTCTAGCGTATGCCATATTTATAGGTTAGTATTTGATAACTTATTGATTTAAGGGAACATTGTGAAGATTCTACTACTAGATATTGAAACCTCGCCAAATGTGGCTCATGTATGGGGAATTTGGCAACAGAATGTAGGATTATCTCAGCTACTTGAATCATCGTACACCATGTGTTATTCAGCCAAATGGCTAGGTGATGAACAAGTTTACTTTGATTCTGTTCAGAAAAGTAGTCCTAAAGCTATGCTTGAAGGAATACATGGGCTTTTAGAAGATGCTGATGCGGTAGTTCACTATAATGGCACTAAGTTTGATATGCCAACTCTTAACAAAGAATTCATCATCCATAAGATGAATCCACCTACACCATCAAAGCAAATTGATTTACTTAGGGTGGTTAAAAGCCAGTTCAGGTTTCCCAGCAACAAGTTAGATTATGTGTCCCAGCGACTAGGATTGGGCAAAAAGAAAGAGCATGAAGGGCATATTCTTTGGGTCAAATGTATGAATGGCGATAGAAAAGCCTGGAAAACAATGGAAGATTACAATATTCAGGATGTGATTTTGCTTGAAAAGTTATATAAAAAGCTATTGCCTTGGATTAAACAACCTATCAATCAATCAATTATGCGAGATCGTGATGGCTTTTTATGTCCTACTTGCGCTAAACCAGCATTATTGAGTAAGGGTTATAGATATACAACTACTGGGGCATATCAGCGTTATCAATGTAAGGCTTGTGGCGCACATTCAACCGATACTAGAACTTTAATACCTCATTCCAAATTAAAGCATTTAGCATGAAGATCACCCCAAAAATACTTGAAAGTATATATTTAACGCTTGCCAAGTGCGATCCATTTACAAAATGGGATTTACCGCCTAGTGAATTATGCCGTTATGAGATCGTTGATGATCATTCAGTAATGGCTACTTATGAATATGATGAATCATTAGCCAAACCACATATTTTTTGTATATCCAAAGCTAGATGCGGTCATTACGATACTGTAGTGCGGTCTATGGCGCATGAGATGATTCATTGTTCTAGGCATAAGTCTGGTAAATGGACATTACATGATGCAACCTTTAAACGCAGAAAAATGGCTGTGGGCTTGGCTTTAGGGTTCGATGGACACGAATTATGATTCATTAATAAGTCATTAACTTATTTAAATACTCATTAATAAAGCAATCCAGATGGCAATAAATGGCATCAAAATAATAACAATTCCAAAATAAAGCATTAAATCATTCATACGACTTCAAGATGCCCTTTTTCAAAAAGCCATCCGATTGTATTTCGGTGAGCATCTTCAAAGAATTGAACCCGTTGATTCTTGTCCATTTTCGTGCCTTGGTCAAGTTCCATGTGGCAGTTGTAACAAAGGGCTGAGATTCTATAATCATGCGATTTAAGTCCTCTACCTTTACCATCTCTAAGCTGGTTACTGTGTGCCGCAACCACAGTTCCATCTGATCTTCCACAGTTTTGACAAGGGGATTGTCGGACAATATCAAGCAGTTTGCGGTTGCGATACATGATGTATGGTTGTGGCTTCCAAAACAATCGTTAAATCTGCCAACTCAATAGCTAAATCGGTTGCTTTATCAAAATTGTTTTTTAATGTGGCATCGTGATATTGCTTGAGCTTTTGTTTAATTGCTAAATACACTTCTGAATAATCTTGGCTCATTTGAGCATCCTTTCTACTTGTCTATCTGTAGCTTGTTGCGTTCTCCAGGTTTCCCAGCGCATCTTAGCCGCTTCTAATTCCCATCTTAGCTTTTCTACTTCTTCTGTTGCAACCCCGATAGCCGTACATAACTCTTGATATTCAGGGGAACGATATGCTTCCCTTTCTTGTGCGCCAAGGGATAACTCAGCCGATTTCGCCATCTGGATTGCTTTAAGGCTAGACTTATAGGCTTCAATCTGTGCCAAGCGACCCTTTGCCGCCGCATACGAGCCAGCTTTTTTAAAGATAAATTCAACTGCATCGTTTGGGTCATAATCTTTCATTTCAGTAGCATCCATAAGCCAGCTTGAGCAAATGCGTAGCCTGTCCAAACCATTGTGTTAGGGATTGATCCTTTTTGTAATTGCAAAATACCTACAATCAAATACCCAATTCCTGTTGCTCCGAGGATGTATTTTTCAGCCATTCTTTGTCCTGTCCTGTATTTCCAAGTCTAAATTGCTCGGCATAATCATCCCATACTTGCTGGGAAAACTTAGTCTTTATTATATATTTGCGAAAGGTAGTTAGTCCCCATTCTCTGCGCCATAGGATTAGCTGTCTGACGGTGCATTGATGCCTGTATTCTGGATCGGTATTGCCCCATTGTTTCTCCTGGGTGTGGGTTAATTCCAATTTCGCGCCCTTTTGCTAATGTAAGTTCATCATTTGAATACCAAGGAATCTGTGGTTTTTTAGCAACCGTAGGAGCCAAATCAATCTCATCCTCAAATCTAGCTTGATTAAGCCAAGTTGTAGCATGAGGAATAAACTCTTTATCGGTGTCTTTAAGTTGCCAATACTTGATATGGTTAGGAAGTGCTTTTAGGGCTTCTTCTTGATCTTGCTTGCTTAGTTTGCTCCAAGCCTTTTCTGCCGCTTTTCTTGATACTTTCCTTGGGTAAAGTTCCCAGAATGTCGCAAACATTATATTTTTCTCCTGTCTTATATTGAACTATTGCTTCTACCATTGTTGCTGTCAATCCTTGTTGTACCAAAAAATGTAAACCTTCTTTGTTGTAATGAACTTCAACATCGGCTGAACCATCTTTGTTTTCTTTTATTTTTTTGATTGTGATTTTCATATTAATGTTTTTTTAATTGAGCATTGGCATAACCGTTTTGATAGCCATTGTTCCAAATGTTTTGTAAGTCCTCATAAGTATATGGAGTTCCATCTAACTTAACTATGTCTTTAAGATTTGGCTGTTCAACTGCTGGCTTTGTTTTTTCTTTATAAGCCTTGTAAAGATTGCCTATAAGTTCTAAGAAGCCTAATGTTACTAAAGATACCCACCAGCCTGTGCCAGCGTTGAAGTTATATAAAAGTATTGTGGCTATAAGGTAATTCACTTTTTCCTTTAATTATTATACAAAGTAATTATTGTCTAATAACTTTACTACCCATTTGGTGAACGCACCTAGCCCTTTCCTAGATGCCTTCAACTGTTACCCGTATCGGAGCCACAGCACCCGTAAGACTTGCGTTGAGATGGTTCTTACTTCGCCGCCATCATTTGCTCTTTCTCATCAACTTTCCCCTAGTAGAGCTAAAACCCTGTGAACCTAGTGTCGGTTCCCGCCATTCACAGGGAAATGCAGTATATACCTTATTTTTCGTGTTTAGGAACTAACTCAGGGAAAACGATATGCCAAGACTTAGGTAATAAGTCTTTCCTAGTGATTAAACCATGAGATGCTTTTTCAAGACTTGCCCCAAGAAATATATATTGTGCATGGGGAATACCTTTTTTACGCCACATTGATACCGCTGGAACGCTGATGTTGCATAGCTTTGCTACTTTTGTAGCACCGCCCAGAAGGTCAATAATCTGGCTATCTGTGAAGTTTATTTTATTATCCATTGAGCAATCTTAATCCTTTTGTCTTTATGAACGCAAGGGCTTGCGCTTTGATTTAAGCTATGTTAAGTTCTGTATTACGGAATTGTTCCGTGAGTAAAAGGAGAAACATGAGCAATGATATGGAAGAACTAGAGCAAGATTTGGAATGGATATTTAGGGAATTAGATGCTGGAATGGTTCCATCAAAGGATCAAATAGCAACTCTTAAATATGCTTGTGGATTTAATCCAAAGCCTGTTTGTTTAACGCACTTAGATGCTCTTTTTAATGACTTTAATAATATTTTTAGGAACGCAAAATGATTGTGGCAGAAACTAAAGGAATTTCAGATTACAAATTACCCCCATCTGGTTTAGTAATGGGTACATTGGTTCGTATCTTAGACCTAGGAACCCAAAAGGTTACTTGGCAAGGAGCTACCAAAATGCAACGCAAAGTAATGTTTACCTTTGAATTGCATGGTGATGGTTATCAAATGGATGATGGCAAGCCAATGGTTCAATCCAAACGCTACACGCTGTCATTAAACCAACAGTCTGGGTTACGGGCTGATTTGGAAAGCTGGGCTGCTAAAGGCTTAAATGAAGAACAACTCAAAGGCTTTAACCTTAAAGATTTATTAGGTAAATGGGCATATTTGAACCTTACTCATACCGAAAGAGAAGGTAAGACATATTGCAACATCATGGGTCTTAATCCAGTTCCATCACAAGTGGCTAAAGCTGGCTTCCCTGACATTGTTAATCCATTTGTTTATTTAAATCTTCAAGAATATGACAAGACCATTTTTGAAGGTCTTTCAGATGGCTTGAAAAAAGTAATTATGGAATCTGCTGAATGGCAAAACTGTAATGGTGGCTCACCAGTTGAGCCTGATGAATTAAACGACATATTTTTTTAATAGGATAAAACATGAAAAAAGCACTTTTAGTAGCACTTTTATTAGCCGCAAACATCGCTTACGCATCTTGCCCAGTTTATTCACCGTACCGTTGTACGCCTGGATATAACGGAAAAATGGTTTGTGGTTGCGGGGTATAACAACTAAGGAGTAAATACCATGAATAGCACGATTAAAGATACGATTGATTCAACAGCCATCCGCACTTTTGAACAAGTCGGATACGATGATGAAAGACCAGTTATGGCATTTAGCCGTGAAGGAATGAAATCTGTCCTTAATACGGCTATTCGGGTATGTGCTGATCAAGTAAGTAACCCAGCAGAACGGGAACAGATACTTCGATTGGGTGAATAGATAAAATATAGGGGGAAAACATGATAGCAAAAGAAAAAAATGAACACGCTGAAGAAGGTGGGCATTGGTATAAGCCCAATGGGGATACAGCCTACTTTGTCAAAGCCAAGGGTACAGGCAAAGACCGACCAACGACCTTACGGGATGCCCGCACCCTCGGTTTATATCCATCTACAACAACCATACTTCAGCAACTTGCAAAACCAGGATTACAACTCTGGCTTAATCAACAGATATTGTTGTCGGCTCTTACGCTACCAAGGTTAGCGACTGAATCGGAACCAGCATGGCTTGAAAGGGTTATGTTTGATTCCAAAGAAGCTGGAAGAAAAGCCGCTGAACGCGGTAATCTTGCTCATGCCATTATTCAGACTTATTACGAGGATGAAGTTTATATTCCTGAGTATCCAAAGTATGTGTATGAAGTAGAACAAGCATTAGATAATGAGTTTGGGCTTCATAAATGGGTAGCAGAGCAGTCTTTTGGGCATCAAGGGCTACGCTATGGTGGTAAAGCCGACTTATACGCCCCAGCAGACCCTTTAACCGATTTCCCAGGCGCAGTTATTGACATCAAAACCAAGGCTACCGATCTTGAAAAAATTAAACCATTCCCAGAGCATCTATATCAACTTGCCAGTTACCGTGAAGGTCTTGGGATACCTAATGCTATCTGTGGTAATCTTTTTGTTAATCCTGATACGAATCAAGTTCGTTTAGTGATACATAATCCCCAAGACATTGCAGAAGGGTGGGCTATCTTTTGTCATCTTCTGCGGGTTTATCAGATAAAGAATAAAATCTAACAACGGGCGGCAACTGGAATTACCCCCTAGTTCCATGCTCCTTCACACGGTTTGCCGCCCACCCATTTATGTCCGAAAGCGTAAAGAAGTGAGTAGGACACCTTTTTATGGGGGAAAGCGTTTTATATCGTTGCTTCACATACATCGGTGCAAGTACCCCACCTTATTTTGGGCGTTAAGCCGCCATTGTAGGATGCAGTAATTGGGAAATTTTGCGGCTTTCTGTCCCATTCGATGTAACTGCCAAATACAGCCCAATACCTATAAGTATCAATTTTTTATACAGATTGATACCTATATGTATATTTTTATTAAAAATTTATGCACATATACTGTATAAAAACCCATTAGGGTATATCCTATGTATTATTAAGTAAACTTAATATATACTGGTCTTGTTTTCAACACATAGGGGGATTTAAAAATGACTTACACCACAGTTGTTCATACATTAAAAGTTCAAGGTTCTTGCTCTGTAGAAGGCTACAATCATTGGGAAGATACTTATGTTTTTGAGTTGCCTTTAAATCAATACACAATTACTGAATTCTGGGCTTTAGTAGAGCAAGAATGGGCTAAAAATCCAAATTCAACCAATCCTGATTTTGGTAAGCCAACTTCTATGTCTATTGGTGAATCATTTTTCAAATAAGTTTTCATAGCAAGTCATCGACACTATTCAGCTTGATGTCTATATGCAGATAAGACTAAAAAGACTTTGACTTGCTATCTTTTAATAGGGGGTTTTATGGCATCAAAAAATGAATATATAAGGCGAGTATTTGAAGCCCCAGCACCTTGCGATCAATGTAGTAAAAGGGTTGAATGTGCTGAGAATGAGTTGGCTTGTCGTGCATTTTCTGGGTATGTCATTAACGGCGTAATGTATGACCATACTGTTAGAAATCCAAATAAAGTTTTATTTAATAAGATATTTAACGATGAGGACCCAAGAGCAATCATCGGTTTTTTAAAGACACTACAAGATAACCAAGGGGAGTTGCCAATATGAACAAATATATTGAATGGGCTGGAGTAATTATTTTAGGAATTATTTTAGGCTGTATGTTTGGTTGGGGGTTCTGATGGAAAAAACTAAACGCTATTGCCCTAAATTGGCTTCCAAAGAGATGTTTAAATACCGCACTCACATTACCAATGCTATGGAGTTGCGGGGCAAAACACCAGAAGGTAAACGCAGAATTATTGAAGCGGCAAATGGTGAGTTGTTTTATATATTTGGCAACAAATTGGTATCTAAACCTTGGCTTAGTTATGAGGAACAGTTATGACTACTTTTACTACAGAAGATCGTATTGCTATGGAAATAGAAAACAATAAACCAGTAGCGTGGATGCTTGCAGATAAAGAAGCGGAACATATCCGTAGCATTATGGCGGTGCAACATGATTTTGTACCTGAAGGATGCGTTGAAATTCCACTCTATACCCATCCAGTAAAAGAATTAGATAGAGAATTGCTTGATAAAACCATCATTGACCAGCAAAACGAAATTAAAGTTTTAAGAGAACAGTTGCGTTGGGCTTTGATAGCAAAAGAAGATGTAGGGCATAACTTTAATGTTGTCAGTCTGCAATTACAACAAAAGGCACAAGATGAACGCAAATGAATTAGCTGATGAATTAGAAAGACCAAACAACTATCAGCAAGAAAATAACTTTACTACACAAGCCGCCACCATGCTACGCCAGCAAAAAGCTGAAATCGAGGCGTTGAAAAAAGAAGCCGCATTACAAAGGCTATCTGACTTTACGCAGAAAGCTGAGTCGTTTGATAGAACTGCTAGTCATATGGCTGGGGAATATGTGGCTTATCAAAAAGAACTAGCCCTGACTGATGAAGAAATGATTAGCATTTACGAAAAAGATTGGTCAGGAATTAAGTGTGGTTTAGGTAGGGCTGTTGAACAA